TGGTGATGACATAACCCGCCGCTAACGCCAACGCGATAAAATAAGCACGCGATTGTCCGCCGATAGTAGTCATTTGCGTTAATAACGCCGCATAGCGCTGCTGAATCGTTTGCTCAATGCCAGCCATGCAATCTGCAGGCAGACCAAAAATACGTTCATAATCGAGCAACAACTCATAGGTAGAACGTGGATCGGCCTCATTAATCAAATCATTCAGGCGATTATCGATTCTAGCCAATTCTGTTGCCCAGGCCGCTAAAAGCTGAGCTAATACGCTGCCAGTATCGGCATCCCATGCCGGGCCTTTCGGCAGCAGCGAGATTAGGTGATTTTGATAATCGCCAGAACCTAAACCCATGTGATCGTTCCCATCGTAGTAATGTTGCCGGTAGTATTCACCACATCAGCACTAGGCGCTGTCATGACGTAATTGTTTTCGCCGGACGCAGCGCTAATCGCCGCGCGAATATGCGATAAATACAACGTGCCGCCAGGCTCAGCCTCTTTAGAGATCAAACTAGCCAGTTCGGCTGTAACGGCATCTTTAACCGCCGTAGTGTTAGGCGTTACCGTAATGGTAAAATTTAACGGCACGGCTACCGGCGCAACCACCGTTACCGCCGCCGTGACCGGTCTTAGATTATCGATATAGGCTTGAACAGCCGCCACCTCTCCCGCGTCCGGAATAATACTGGCATCCAGATCGCGGACAAAGCGCACCGTTACCGTACCAGCGCCTAATTCGTTTCCATAAACCCACGCTCGAGTTACGCCCGATATTTCCAAAGCCCAAGCCGCATAATCATGTTTAGCGCCGCCGTGGGGCGGTTGTTTAATACGCGCCAGCAAACGCCCGCGTAAGGCATCGTCAGTTTCAATATCGGCGCCGCCTGATAGGGTTCCCGCAGCTGCGCCCGCATTAACCCCGGCAATCGGCGTTTGTAAGTTAAGCGTTTGCCCAGTTGTTCTGTTGCCTGCGGCTCCGGCCGTCACCGCATTTACCGTAGCAACCGCAACGCCGGATGCCAGCGTGACATTAGCGATGGTCGCATACAACTGCCCGTCATAGGCCGATATCTGAGTCCCAGACGGTACGGTTATGCCGCTTGTCCCGGTAAAAGTAATGGTTCCTGTTGCTGCTGACGCAGGTTTACGGGTAATCCCCCAGATACTTGCCCAGCGTTCTAGCATCTCGATTTCAGCGGTGTCATAAATCAATTGACGCGATAGCCAATCGATATAGCCATAAAGCGCATGGGATGCCCCGGCCAATATCCGAGCGTATACCTCTCCGTCAGCACGGCGCAATAGATCGGCATTAGGCAGACGCGAAACAATGTCATCGCGCGTGCGATTGATTAAGTCTAAAAGCGACGGTCGGCTAAATGACATTCAAAAAATCCCAGACATTGGCAAAACGGATAGTTAACAAAGATTGATCCCCCCGGATAATTTTTACCCCTAGCGCTAATCGATCAAGCCCCTGGCGCTCTGATTCAACTAACACACTGGCTGCAACGCCATCTTCAATCAGCCATTGCAAAGCTTCCTCGGCATATTCTCTGGCTCGCGCCACGGCATTGGCCGTTAATTTACCGCGATCCAATAACCAAAGCCTAGAGCCTATGCGATCATTAGCCGCTAACGGAAAATTGTCGCCCCACCAGCCGTTTTTTTCATTGCCGGGAAGCGCATCGTCTGGATTGGCTCTGCGCCAGGTCAGCAATGAAATAATCACGGCGCGCGGCAAATCCTCTGTGACATCGCTGACTAGCGTTGTTTTTCCGTCGACGACTAAGGTTAACGCCTGCATTAAACGGGCACTCCGGTTTGAGCAGCGCCAGCGGTAACGCCGCCATGCTTATGAGTTTTAAGGCTGATGCCGTCGGCAATCACATCGCCGCCAGTTACCGTAACCGTGGCCGCCCCTGATATACTGATCGGATAGCTACCGCCGTTTATCACAATGCCGGTTTGCGTCAATTTGATAAAAGCGCCGTGATCGTCATAAATGGCAACTTCGCCAGGCAATAAATTTTTAATCCGGTAACGCCGGTCAGCGGCAACTAAAACAACCCCGTGCGACCTATCCCCTTCAATAAAGGCGCAAACAACCTCAGCGCCTGGCTTAGGGTTGCTGGTAAAACCAAAAGCTTCAAAATGCTCGACCGAGTCTTTCGATTCATCAGCCAGCAGCGCCACTTGAATTGCCTGTAAACCGCCTTGCGCGTTACTTAACGTCACCGCCCCGCGAGCCAGTAAATTGCAGATTTTCCGGGCTAGAGTGCTAACGCTCATAGGTCTTCCCACAATGAATGATCCGTACTTGCGCCCTTTTTGGTTTTTTTCGCTTGCGTCTCAGGCTCGGTTAAAAACGCCGCTGCCGGAATCGCCACTAACTCGGTCAACTGACCGCCTTCGTCTAACGTCCAAATACACTCGGAAATCAATAACGATGCATGTACCGCCATTAAGTCATCATCAATGCGTACATTCTGATTAGGCCGCCACAAAGAACCGTCAGTCTGCCGCCAACCGGCAACGCTATAACGAATCTCGCCCGCCTTGGCTGCACGCACTTGCTGTTCATATCCGGCACGCTGCTGGCAAGTTCCGGCATCCGCCTGGCCGCTTTGACGGACAATCAACACGCGCTTGCGCTTAATGCTGCTATCGCTGGCCTGTCCCAATGTTTGCGAAGCCGCTATGCCAAAAGAATCATCAGAGCCAGACTTTTGCCCCTTGACCGTGTATTTGCTGTACACGCTGGAGTAATCAAAACCCGCTGACCCCGATAGAATATTAACGCCGAGCGCCAAAGAGTCAGATGATTGGCCGCCGCTGCCTGGAGACGCAATGACCACATTGCCTGCCGCATTATCGGTAATCAGTACATGACGCTGTTTAGCCAGTCTATCGAGAGACTCGAATACAGACTCGCCTTGTTGTATTTGATGATCGGAAATCACCGCGCCGGTGGCCGCCTCCGCTACCACGCCCAGGCCATATTGACCAGCCAGCTTGGCAGCAATGGCGTCTAAAGTTAATCCACGAAACTGCCCCGATGCGTTATCCGCCGAGCAATCCACCAGATCGGCGGTTTTGCTTCGCCCGCGAATGATCAGGCTGTAGCCGCTGGCATCATAATAAATCGGCGTTGCATCCACATAGCCGGTACAAACCAGATCATCGCCAATGCTCACTTCGCACAAATCGCCCGGCGCAATCCGGCGCACTTTATCCGTGCTGCCCGGCCATTGATCGGTTACAGAAACTTCAAAACTTCTAGCCACGCGTTCAAGCCCGGCTTCGATGCGCACAGACTTCCATCCGGCATACGTTTTACCGTTAACGGTTAGTCTTACCTCGTCACTCATCGGCTGAGCAATTTCAGGGATTTGACCGGCGTAAACCCAGGATGCCGGATAAAGTTTCGCGCAATTATTTCTTCATCGCGCAGGGCATCTTCATAGTAATCGTAAGCAATAGTTAATACCGGCAACACCTCTGGCGGCGTTAGCGTAACCAAACGCGCGCTATCGCGCGAGCGCTCAGTTAAGTCACGCCACATCGCAGCTCTGGCGGCGCTTAACGACAAATACAGGTCATCATTAGCCGCCAACAGCATCTCGGCATCGAGCGCAGCGCCCAGCTCGGCCCTTAACGCCACAATATCGTCATAGACCGTACAATTCAGGTAACTGGTCAGCCCCACCGCCTGAACCAATAATAGCTGCCGCGTTTGCGCCTTGATCGCCCGTTCGTTAACCGTTGCCTGTCTTGATGTTAATGACGCGCTGGTTGTAACGGCTGGCGGCGTGAGCGTGCTGTCAGCGGCCATGCGCGTTAGCCCGCGCACCATCGGCATTAATAGTTTGTCTTTTGCCTGCCTGGTTTGCGCCTGGCCCGTTAGCTCACCGCTCTTGGCCTTGCCAGAAATATTCAACAGACCGGCGAAATTCCAGGCAAAGGTAATCGGCGTTCCAATCAACCCAGTTAAGCTGGTCAAATTGCCCAATAAGCTGCCATAACCTAACGCGCTGGACAGCGCAAATGCTGGATTAGATAAAAAAGTCAGCACTGAGCCTATAGTAGTTAGCGCTTGCGAGGTGACGTAATCGGCCCAGCCTAAAACTTCAAACACATCGGCAAACTGATTGACGCTGGAAATTTCCAGGTTATCCGAGGCAATACGCGATACCGCCGCCGTTGAATTACTGGCGGCGGGGAAAGACAGTTCGCCGGATTCTACGAACTGCAATTGAAATCTCGCAACCCCCAGCCCGCTATCAAATGAAACCTGGCATCCCAGCGCGTTCACGCGCAACGTGCCGAACCACGGATGTATCAATTGCCCTGAACCCGCTGTCTCCATAGCGTTTAACAAAGCGTTGGCTTGCTCGACATAGTCAGCCCCGGCGACAAAAGCGTCAAAGCTCAGTTGTCGTGTAGAACGCCCCATATCTTGCGCCAATGGTTTATCGCGCTGCGGATATTCATGAACCTGTATTCGCCGTCCGGTTTCTAGGCCCGAAATATCAACCTGGAACGGCACGCCACGAAAAGAAGCCGGGCGCAAATTTTCACTTAGTAATTCGGCCATGTTTTCGCGTTAATACGCACCAGACGCTCCCAATGACCTGTAGCCGACATTCGGCCTGACCGACACCGGGCCTTTAGTTTTGGATTCTACGCGCGTACCTGACGGCGTATTGCTAAAATTAACATCGACACTGCCAGAAACCTTACCGCCAGCGCCATTCAATAATTTATTTTGGCTTTGCATGCCAGGCAACCGCATGCTCGCATTACTGGGCGCATTCCAAATATTTCTGATGCCATTGGCAAAATTAGATATGCTTTCGGCAACTGGGCTTGCAGTAAAAAACCATTTAATCGAATCCAGCTTAGCCAAAACCAGGCCTATCGAGAAAGAAAGCGCCGTAAACGCAGCGCCCAGAGACGTTAAGGCAAACCCGCCAATGACAAGAGAAAGCCCAGCTAAGGCAAGGCGCATACTGACGACAGTTCCTACTATTGTTATAAACGTTTTGATTAGGTCTTTGTGTTCTTTAACCCATTGCATCAAAGATGGAACCAGGTTATTGATATTGATGGCTAATGATTTAAGTTCTGGCGCATAAATTTCGCCAATCGCTGCGCCAAGGTTAGTTACGCTGCCGCTTGATGCTTCATACAGATTAGTAAGCGTACCCATAGAATTAGCGATGCGCTGCTGCATATCAGCCTGCGCCCTCATCTTACCTATTAATTTATCGTAACCGCCGGCTGCAATAATTGCCGCTTTGCTGCTATGTTCAGTGCCAAATAATTTTTTGAACGCCTTGATCTTTTCACTAGGCGCTAATTTATTCAGCTTTTCCAAACTCTTAACCATGCTGGGAATGTCTTTAAACTTTCCCTTCATGGCAAAAACTTCGATTATCTTTTTGATGCCGGTTCCAGCCTCTTCGCCGGACAAGCCAGCCTGAATTAACAGAGCGGTCAACGGAATCAAATCATTGGCCACGCCAATGCCCTGCTTGCCTAACGCTTTTAATGGCCCGGAAGCTCTGGCCATCGCATACTGCATCTGAAGAAGGTCAACATCCATATGCAAGGTTCGTTGCAAAGCGTCAGTAAATGGAATCAAGTCGTTGGCGGCAATGCCAAACGCATTGCCCAGCTTACCCACAGCTTCAGCAGACGTATGGTAAGTAACCCCCAATGATTTCCCAATTACGGCAAGATAAGCCGTGGCTTTTAGCGCGCCGCCAACCATTGTTTCGGTGGATACGCCGAGGGCTTTTAACTGAGACGCCATCGCCATAAAATCGGCTGTTGTGCCAGGCAGTTTGTTGCCTAACTCAATGGCCATTTGACTAAGCTGGTCGAAGCCCGGCGATAGTCCATTCGCGCCCATCAGGGTATTTTTTAACTGAATGCTTGCATCTTCAAGGTCTGAAAATGCCTTTTTGGGAGCTAACATGCCAGCGGCAAACAACCCGCCATGAACAAAAGCGCCACGGCTGGCAGATGCGAACTGACGTTTAAACCCATGCAAATTGCGCGAGACACGCCGGAGCGTGGGCGATAAATTATCGACCGCAGAAATAATCGCGCGTAAGTTAAAATCAGTCATGTTTGTTTACAACATCTGCAATGCGCTGCGCTTGTACGGTAAAAAGATCAAATTTATCCATCGTTAATTGCATAACCTCCAACGGCGACATCTTA